GTACTTAGGCTCTTCGCAATAGTACTCGCGCCCGCCCCAGGTCTTGAGCGGCTCGTCATGATTGGCCAAGTCTTCCAACTGCCGCATCAGCTTGGGAATTCCCGGCACTACCTTAAACAAGCTGTTCTTGATGCTCTTGGCCGTCTGATTGTCGACCTCCAATCTATCAGCTAGCTTGCCAATGCCCATGCCGTAGATGATGCCGAACACCGTGATCTTGATGTGCTTGCGAGGAAAGTCCAGCCCGGTCTCGCGCAGAATCAGTTGCCTGATGTACTCGTGAATGTCCAGCTCGGGATCTTTCAAGTACGCACGCATCAACGCGCCACGCTCGAAGTGCGCAAGGATGCGCAGCTCCTGCTGGCTGTAGTCGACGCAGATCATCACCTGACCCTCGTCGGCGATGATGAAGTCGCGCAGCCCCAAGAATTTGAAGTTGTAGTCGTCCTGCAGCGTCTTCGCAAGCGCCATCAGTACGTCCTTGTTCTGCGACTCTTCGGGGTTGGCTGGCACGTTCTGCAAGTTGGGGTCGCTACTGCTGAAGCGACCGCTGCGTGCGCCACCGCCGCCTTCGTCATACCCGCGCACCTGATTGAAGTTCGGTTGGATACGCCCGCCATACTGCGACTTATCGAGCCACGGCTCGATGAAGCTGGTCATGTACTTCTGCGTCACCGACCGTATGCCCAGCAGCCGCACGAGCTCCTTGTCGTTACACCCTTCTTCCAAGTGTGCCATCTTAGTCGAGATCTGCTTGCCCGACTTCGTCTTGGTAATCGTATCGAGCTTCCCAGCACGCACGAGCGCGTCGGCTAGCTGCTTGCCCGAGTTGATGTTGAAGCCTTTCTTGTTCGAATCAGACTTCAGGTCCTTCGGGTTGACCCGCAGTTTCTTGGCGATGCGCCGCACTACGTCGTGCTCCATCTCAAGGAACACGTCGCGGCACTTGGCTAGCCGTTTACGATCGACACGTACTCCACCACGCTCCATGTCCATTGATATTTGCGTGCATTCAAGCTCGCGCTCGTAAGCCTCCTCCATGTTTCGATCACGGACATGGCGTCCGAACTTCTTGTAGATGCCGCTCGTAATACGTAGATCGTCCTTGGCGTACGTACCCATGAGGGTACCGGGAGCTTTCCACATATGGTCGCCCCACGACGACGGCTTCTTCTTCGCTTCAGGAACGTTAGCAAGAACCCACTCTTTGAGTCGGTCCTGGGCATCAGGCTGAATGTCAAGGTACTTCGCGCCCAGCGGCTTGAGCCCAAGGTCACGCTCATACGGATTGTGAAGGAACGACAGGTAAAGCGTGTCCTCCACACGGCGCGGCGTGGGCAGCCCCAGGTGCACAGCACCAACGTCAAGATCGAATGCGCTATGATGAAAGACAGTAGCCCGCGCTTGGTAGGCTTGAACAAGTTTGCGTCTAGCTGTTCCCACATCGGTGTTGTTTCCTGTTGGATGTCCCCATGCAAGGTACTCGCGCTTCTGTCCCGGCAACTGAACGGCACAGCCTACCGGCTCGGGCGGATAATCAGGTCGCGACGCTATGCCCTTCGTTTCGAAGTCGACGATCGATGCGTCTTCTAGCTTTATCATATCAGCCGCCCGCCGAGTGCAAAGCTTCGTGCTGGCACAGCGGACACGGCTTCACGAAGAGCGTGAAGTCGTACGCTATCTCGTTCTCACGATCGTAGCCCGACTGATGCTGTCTACGTTCGACGGTTACAACTTGCGTCGGATGTTTTTCGCACATCACGCGAACCCAGGTCATGAATCCCATGTGTCACCCGCTTAGGTACTTGTTGAGTTCTCGCTCTTGGCGTAGCTTGCAGTATCTACGATGCAAGCGATGCACGACGTCTGCACGACGATGCGCGATAGGCTTGCTGACCTCTTCGGCTATCGATGCGAACAGTTCGTCCTCCGTCATGTTGGTCAGCGCTTCATTAACGGTGCGCCATGATTCAAGCACAACGTCGGGCGCAAATCTCGGACGGATCTTCATGTGTCCTCCAAACTTTAAAACGCCCCACGTCTTAGGTGGGGCACAGAGGGATCCTCGTTGACCGAGGAACAGCGCAATCAGTGCTGGCTACTTGCCGAAGCGGCTCCCGCCTTTCCGGCGCTTGGACGAACGACGCTCCGATTCTTCTTCGTCATCGTCTTCATCATCGTCCTCATCATCTTCATCTTCGTCATCGTCGTCGTCATCGTCAGCTGCAGCGCGACGCTTGCCGCCTCCAGCTCTGCCGCTTCTTGCGCGCTTGCGTTTCGGCGCATCTTCTTCATCATCCTCATCGTCTTCTTCGTCTTCTTCGTCATCGTCTTCATCGTCTGAATCATCGTCGTCATCGGAATCTTCGTCTTCGTCGTCATCGGCCTTCTCCTTGCGGTACTTGGATTTCTTGCCCTTGCCATTCTTGGGCTTGTCGTCCTCGTCCTCGTCCTCGTCCTCGTCCTCGTCCTCGTCTTCATCCTCTTCGTCATCCTTGCGCTTGCCCTTCGATTCCGGCACGTCGAACGGTTCCATGAGAAGCTTGTGCGCTTCTTCGATGCGCGCCTTCAACGCTTCGACGATGTCCTTGTCTTTGATCTTCTCGGACAGCTCGAAGCTCGGCACCGGGTACGACTCGTCCTCGTCGAATGCCATGTGCGTGACGACGCTGTACGGCGGGCGATGTACCTCGTTGTCCAGCGACTTGATGTACGCGCTCCACGTATTGTCCTTGCCCTTCTTCTGCACCGACGTGACGGGCAGCTCGATGGTCGCAATGGAAGCTTCCTGAATGTCTTCCACCGAACCGATGTCATCGACGTGGATGAGTGCAAGCCGCCGACGGCCCTGGCACGCCTTGCCGCGCCCGTGGCCGCTGCCCCACTCGTTCATCGGGCAACCCTCGCACTCGTCGTTCTGCGGCTTGCGCACGTTCTTGTGCGGCACCATGTCTTCTCCGTCCTTGCTGAGTGCGAAGCACGACGGCACGTTGGCGTTACCCTCCTTGAACTTCGAGTTGTAGAACGTATTGAGATACACGAAGTCCAGAACGACAACGTCCATCTCGCGACCGATCTTCTCCTCGCCGAGCGTGTACCGCCGCTTCTTCGTGCTGATGCGATTGCCGCCGCCTCCGCCTCGCGCTTTCTCACGTGCCGATGCTCGTGAGGCTTCTTTGGCTAGGCTTTTCTCCCAGCTGCTGCTCTTGGCCATTTACCTTGCTCCTCGCTTGGTTACGGTTATGCTTGTGCGGTCGAACGACCCGACGCCAGGAACGTGCTCGCCTTCGTCTCGCCGCGCCTTCAATGCCTCTGCGCTGAGGCGATTCTGGAACAGATCCAGCGCCTTGTGCTTCAGCACGTACTTCTCGAACTTGCGACGGTCCTTGATGTTGTAGAACGTCGCCTTTCGGGTTCTTGCTACACCGCGCTGACCCTTGCAGCCGTCGATGTCGCTCTTCTCGAAGTCCTTGAGCAACTTCGTTTCCAGCTTGTAGCGCCTGGACTTGAGATCCTTCAGGACCTTGTTCTGCGCTTTGATCTCGGCGTCGAGTGTGTATAAGCTGTCGATCTGCTTGCCGAGGGTCTTCATGGCGAGACCCTCGGCTCGCACGTCGCGATCACGTAACTTGCGCCCCAGCGATAGCGCTCGCTGATGTTGGAGTGCAGCACATCACGACATGCGTCGCGCGAACTGAAGATCAGCAGAGGCTCCCACTTAGCGTGTCCGTACGCCTCCTGCATGTACGCCTTCAGCACGTACTCGCCGCCATCAGCTTCGATGCGCGGCGTGGCCATGAGCGCGAGCAGGATAACGGACAACACAGCGGCTGTCATCGTTGCGGCATGCTTGCTCATGTGCGCACCGCCTTTTCCTGCAGCTTGTTACGGCGGTACACCTCTTCGCGATGCACCGGCACTTCCTTCGGAGCGCTAATGCCAAGGCGAACATTGTTGCCTTGGATCTCGCGCACCGTGACTATGATGTCGTCGCCGATCATGATGGTCTCTCCCACCCGTCTGGTCAGAATCAACATGGTCACTCCTGTTTGTCATCCCGAACTCGTTTGAATCGAATGTGTCGCAGCGAGCCTGCCTCCGTTTCTTCCTGGTAAGTTACTTCGATCATCTTGCCGATGATGCTCTTGGGCTTGTCCCAAAACTTGCGCCGTTGTTCATCGCTCATGCCGGAGCAGCGCACGACGCGCCCGTTGTGCTCACAGATCAGCGCGCCTGTATTGCCAGCGTACTTGCCAGTGCCTTCCTTGATGCCGGTCACAATGACTTCGGTCGTCTGCTCGTCCTTGATCTTCATCCATGCCCAGCTACGCGTTGCCGTCCACGCGCTCTGCAAGTTCTTGACCATGGTGCCTTCCTTGCCTGCCGCACGGTACTGGTCGTGCGCGTACAACACCTGACGATGGTCAAAGACTCGAGCGGGCTTGGACACTGTGAGGCCCTTGATCGCCTCGGCCTTCAGCGCGACCTGCAGGTCATCGTTGCGATCGAACTGCGACGTCGTGTCGAGCCCAAGCTCGAAGGCTCGTAGCGGCATGTAGTGGAACACGTGCAAGCGGCACGTCAAGGCAACTGTGCCTTTCGTGTGTATGGCCCCGCTCACGTCGCCGAACGTCATGCCGACAGCTTCGCAGTCGAACACCGTCGTCGCCGTCGCCGGCAAACGCATACGCAGCTTGCGCAAGCTCCCGTCCAGGTGCGTGAACATACCAAGCTCTCGACCATTGCGGCTGTAGTACCGCACCGGACCACTGCGACTCACCATCGCAATGACGCGCACGCCATCCAGCTTCGGCTCGACCCAAACCTCCTTCCAGTTCTGGACACGCTTGGGGTCGTACGTCTTGGCGAGCATCACTTTGAAGTCCAGGTCGGTCATTGTCGTCTCCTGTCGTACAGCATCACGCCAAAGCGCCCAGACCAAACGACCTTCGGTCCGGTTAGCCCGCCGTCTGTCACCTTGTACCCGACCGCCGAGTCTACATAGAAACGGCCGTATTCGTAACGGCCGTTCACATAGATGGCGTCGAGAGTGTCCTCCATTCCGTCAGGGCCAAATGGAGGCCCCGCGAATGGATGGCTGGTGTGTCCGTACTCAACGCCGAGTGCGGTGCAGCCGACTAACGTCGGACAGATGCTTATTAAGATTATGCACAAAAGCTTCGTGCGCATCGAGCTGTCTCCCCTTTAGTAGTGTAGTTTCTTGCGGCTCACAGGCTGCCACCCGCTCCAGCAATCGATCGATATCTTGACGTACGCCATCCATCTGCTCGCGGAACTGAACGGTCAGCTCAGGCCGCGGCATACCGAACGCCTGTCGGTCCGCGAGCTTCTGGGCTGCGCGGAGCTTGGCGTTCATTCCTGCAAGCAGGTCCTCATCGAACAAATCATCCCACACATTGCGCATGTTGATCTCCTGCGTGCTGGCGTTCCACTTCTTCCCACGCACGCTTGTACTCGTTGATGACAGACCGGCGATCATAGCACTCGCCGATTCGCAGGACGACCTCGCCAGATTCTTGCCGCTTGCGCAGCGTCATCGGTAGGCCGTAGTTCATCGCCGCTCCGAAGCCGGTAGATGGTGACCACGTACCTGCGCCCATAGCCATGAAGCCTGCCGTACGCATGAACCCAACGCTAACCATTGCGCACACACGGTCCAGCAGTAAAGGGTCGCCGGTGCGCTTAACGCACCACGCGGACCACAACTTCATGGGCATGTGACTCCCCCAGGTGAATGGACTCGCCGTGCTGTCCACTACCCATATCTCGAATACGCGACCCGCTCGCGCCAAGCTGTCGACAAGCAACGTACACAACGCTGCGCGCCACATTGCCATGTCATTACTGACATACGCATTTGCAGTCACATCGAACGCGACTGTGATGCGCTTTGTGTTCATCGCATTGCGCTCCGTGCGCACCGGGCGTTCCCATGCCGTGTCCAGCTGACCATTCCACACGCGCCCTATGTCCAGCGCGTCGCCTTGCTCATCACGAATGCGCTTGCGACGGCGCACCTGACTCATCGTGGGGAACAGCGGCAGATCGAGCTCGATGCCGTTCAGCATCTTGATGCAGCGCTCGCGCAGCTCGGGCCAACCGTACGCGGTCTTGTGCTGCACATCGTAGAAGGACTTGCAACCGAACCAGCGTTCGGGATCTCGCGCGCCACCACATTCCAGCGTGCCCTTGAACACGGCGGGTCGCTTCTCTTTGATCTTAGCAAGATCAGGCAGGAAGTCTTCGTAGCTTTCCCATTCATACGACACGCCGCGACCGTCTGGATCCAGATGCACTCCGACGTTCATGCTCTCGTCAAGTTTTAGTTGTTGCACAGTGCTACCTCTGCTGCAGTCCAGCCTTTAAAGAACGCGCCCTTCCACTCTTCCTTGCCCCAGCCGTACATCTCGGTCATAGTGGCGAGGTCCTTGATCACGCGTGTCGACATGATGCGGCGAATCTTCTTCGCATAGATCGCGCCGCGCACCGACCACGCCCACTCGCAAAGTTCAGGCGTCGCGATGCTCGCTTCGACGTCGCGATTGTAGTCCATCGTGATGAGGCCAACTTTAAACCGGTCCAGCGTTGCAGCGTCCAGCTGGTTGCGGCCGACGTACATGGCGTCCGCACCGTTGCCGAACGTGTTGGCTGCAGCCACCAGCACGAAGTCCTCGTGCTTCTTCAACACAGGCTTCTCGTACCGCTGCTCGCAAGTGTACGACGTGTTCGCAATAGCCTTGTTGGCGTACGTGAACAAGTTAGGATCGCCAGCATCCATCTCGTCGAGCAGGAACACGCCGCCTTTTTCGTAACGCTGCTGGAACGGCGACATCACATGCTTGAACTCGCCGCGACCGCCGATGGGCAACAGCCGGCCATTGAAAACGGCCTCGCTCATGCCCTCGCTGCACGACTGGTCGGCGTAGTCGAGGTCCAGCGCCTCCGCGAGCTTCTCGCACAAGAACGTCTTGCCGCAACCGGCAGGGCCGACGAGCAGAATCGGAACGCGGGCACTGGCCAGCTCGACCATTTGCTTGAACTCTGGAGGCAGAACGCCCTTGACTACCTTGGTCTTACCTTTCGACCTGACCGTAATGGGCGCGCGCTTCTCAGCGGCTTCGCGCACCTGTTCCTTCGCGAAGGCTTCGAGCTGCTTCTTCATCGCCTCGACGCAAGAGTCGACAGCTTTGAACGCCTTCTCGCCCAGCGCGTCGGCGTGCTGACTGATAACGCTTGTCAGCGTGGCGTACATCTTCTTCTCGAGATCTGCAGGCATCGTGCCGTCGGCGACGGCCGGCTCCTGCTTCAGGATGATGATCTCGTAGCCGATTTGGGCGCGCGGCAGGTTTGCAAGGCACTTCTCTTTAAGTACCTGCCCGTACGCCTCCTTCGTCTTCGTCTCCTCACACGCATGAAAGCATCCCATCCATTCGGCGAGGACGCGCTGTTGCCAGCGCGGCATCGTGATGAAGTCTGCGTTCTCTACCTTGGATACATTGCGGTTGACACCGCGAGTTCTGCTACCGATGGCCATAAAGTCTCCTATGGGCATGTTAGATCGGTTGGGTTGTAAATCTATGCAAGAGTTTTGTGCCGCACCTCACGATGCGCAGCAGACCCTCGCTACTAAACTGCTGCCTTCGAAGATCGTTCCAGTCTGCGCACTAAGTCCCGCTGGGTGGGAGTGGGAATTCGGTAGTGCGCAGAGTGCAACGCTTTTCAACGCTGCGGACGCATGGCGAGTCCTCCTCTGCTGGTCGCGAGTATTTCGATGACGCCCTCGCTGGCGCTTTCGAGTTCAGTGCCGATGCGCAGCTGGTTAGCGCATCCTCACACTGGAGGCGGCGGTCTCTCCGGCTCGTCGCGTGGTTGCCAGTAGCAGCCTACCGCACTGGTTTCCTTTTGCACGTTGGCGCACAGCGCGGCGCATGTGCGGTCGCTAGTGCACACGTACGTCGTGCGCTCGTGGTCGTAGTGGCCAGGAGCGATGCTGAAGATCAGCCAGACGACGTAGTTCATGGCACGACCATCAGCTGGATGGCGTAGTCGAGATCCGTGAACCCGTCGCGCTCTCCCAAAAGCGGGATCGCTTCGTAATCGGCCATGACGAGCGCTCGCAGCTCCTCGTCCGTCGGAACGGAGCCGTTAAGGACGATGTGGCCCAACGCTTTGGTCGCCAGCTCGTTGGCGTAGCGCGTTGGCGTGCGGTCCACTTTGCTGTGGAACATCGATTCGTCGACAAGGTCGTGGATCCTGTCGATCGTCGACGCGACGAACGACGGTGCTACTAAAGTGTTCATGCTTGTATCTTCCTTAGCCTAGTGTGTGTACTGTCGACCTATGCAGAACAGAGCGCACTCGGAATTGAATGCGCTCTGCGCTACATGCCCGGTTCACACAACCGGGCTGTAACGCTACAACGTGCGTTTGTTGCTAGCTGCGGTTTTCTCGCCCGCCGCACGTTGCTATGTAGCCTGCTGCTTTCGCTGGGCGCACATTACTGGCCTAACTTTAAACGTGCCTTGCGGCGTGTGTGTTAGCGCGGGCTTTAAACGTGCCTTGCGGCGTGTGTGCCCGTTTGCTGTGCGCTGCTAGTTGCAGCTTGCGTTGTACTGCCTTGCCCGGCAGCTGGGCGCGCGCAGGTTGTAGCTGCGTGCATTAATCGGTGCTGTATATGGCCCACGTCACCAAAACGTGTTTTGCTTGACCGCATGCGCCCCGCTTGTCAGCAGGGCTGCTAGGCGCTACCTAGCGTGGCTTGGGCTTACCTGCCCGGCTCCCGGCGGTACCGCTGCAGCGGCCCGGTCTCCAACACATATATATTATGCCTGCGCAACTAGGCGCGTTGCAACGGCAGCTATGCACCCAATTGCGTTGCGAAACAATAACTTACAGATGCCTGAAATCGCTGCTCAAAAAGTGAGCAGAGTTTGGCTACTTTTTGAGCACGACTCCTGGCAGTTCTGACAATACCGCGATCGGCAGATTGGATCCAACGCCGCAAGTTTCGCAGACCGCAAGAACGTGCGGCGGCATCATCGCGTGCGCCATATCTTCATCCGGGCCTAGCGCGTTTGCGATGCGCGGATTACCAACTATGCGGGCCAGCGCGTTCTGTCGCGTCATGGCCTGCACGTCCATCCCGTACCGCTCGATAGTTACCTTCCAGAACAGCGGCACGCCGGACTCGCCGACGAGGCGATTGCAACACGCGCAGCGCGCGTACTCACGCAGCTCGGCCTCTTTCATCGGCCTGCCGTTGCTGCGGGCTTGTTCAATAGCTTCTTTAGAGATTGGCATGGCGATCTCCCTATTCCGAATAAACTGCTGTCACGAACTGGCGCGGTCTCCAATCTGCGCGTTGACGCACTTCGAACCACGTCGTGTTCGGCATGCACACGTCTCCATAGTCGTTCACTCCCGCAACGCCTACTCCCTCTTGCGTGACGCGCACGACTTCGAATCGTTCGGCGTCGAACTTGATCGTTCCATCAACTATCTCGAACCCTTCTGGTAACTTCTCGGTCATGGCGGTCTCCTAGTGTGACTTCTCTCGACGGTACTTCGCAAACTGCTTCGACAGGCCAACGTAATGCTGCGCCCATTCCTTGTTCCGTGCGTCCTTCCACTTGTCGCGGTCGAAGATGGCGTAGAGCGTGATCAGCGGCGAGTCCTCGGTCAGTCGCACGCGCCGCCTCTCAATGCGTCGGTCCGACGCGAGCATCCCGGCCAAGCGCTTGACCGTCACGTTGATGTAGTACTTGGGGTACGTGTGCTCGAAGGTCTTCAGCAGATCCTCGGCACGGAACAAGCTCAAGTCCGGCTTCGCGCCGTTGACCATGAAGATGCGATCCGGGTCTTCGATTAATCGTTCGGTGTACTCGCCCAGCGGATCCCGTGTCATCTCGATGATCTGCTTCTTCCACTTGGTCATCGGCGCGTCGCCCTTCGGCACGAAGTCCTTCACGTCTACGTTGTTCTGCAGATAGTGCAGGATCTGCGCCGCGCCGCCGGCGCTACGTACCCACTCGTCCATCGCCACGTATGTGGACTTGCTCAGCCGCTCGTTCGGCCCCTCAATCACGAAGAAGCGGCGATCGTTGGGCTCTAGAGCCAGCGCGTCCGCATGGTTGGACGTGAAGTAGTAGTTACAGCAGTCGATGTACTCCACCTCCGGCTGGAACTTCTCATTGATCGTAACAGTCTCCCGAGTGATGATATCCTTCAGCATGCCCATCGCATCGCGTCGGTCCCGATAGTCTGGAAGGAAGACCTCGTTCGTAACCACGAACTGCCGTTTGGATGCATACCCGTTGAAACTCGAGCCAAGCCCCTTGTTCGACAAACGGTAGAAATTCGTCGAGCCGTATATCAACTCCATAATAGGGTCGACGATGAAAGTCTTGCCCGTGCCCTGCATAGACGAGTACACGAAGGGTGCCTGGAACAACTTCGCGCCAGGATTTTGGATAGGGTAGGCCAACCACTTTAAGAACCACTGTGCATGCTCGGTCTCCCGCATGATGTGGAATAACAAGTCGAGCCACATCTTCGGCGTGCCCTTCTTGGGCTGTATCTTTGGAGGTTGCCATATGTTGAGGTCCTGATCGTCGATCATCTCGGGCTGACCGGGTTGATACACAACGTCCCGCACGCTGCGGCGGGTCGCGCTCTTGGCCCACACGTCCACGATCGGTATGGTCTTCTTGCCGTCGACCATCGCCTCACCGAGGCCCATGAAGGACTCACGAACGTGGAATAGGTTCTTGTAGTACTTCCCCACTCGTATATCGAAGAACCGCATCTGGTTCTCGACGTAGCAGACCCTGCTGTTGAGGATCTGCACTTTCTCGCTGGCCATGTAGCTCTGCCGTTCCAGCTTGAGGAACGCGTCGACTCCGTTCGCTTTTATGAAGTCATCCAGACCGGTCTTGGGGCCAGCTGTCTCCGCATCTAGAAACACGAAGCTGATATCCTCCGGCCCTTGCTCCTGCATGAGCGTGAACGCGAGCATGCTCAACGCGTTCCGCACTTCGGCCTTCCACATCACATCGGCGTCGAAGCAGATCTCGACCTTGCGTCCTTTCCACTGGATCTGCTGCAGCTCGGGGATGAGATCCCAAAGCCGCTTCGTACTCTTGAAGGCGTAGACTCCACCGAGGGCCAAGCATGCAATGCCCTCCTTCGCCGCGAGCGCCGCTTTCTTCTCGCCTTCCGTGATGAGTATGGTCTCGCTCACGTCCTTGGCGATCTTGTCCCACTTCAGATACGGAGGGAAGTAGGCGTGCGGCGCAGAGTTGGCCGGCTGTGAGTACCTGAAGGATCCGGTGGAAGTCGAGAACTTCCCCTTCTTCGTTTCGAGAAACCTCACTCGTGAGTACGAGATCTTCTTCCCGTGCAGGTCGAAGTACGGGATCCTATAGGAGGATCGCGCTTCGCCCACGTAGTCATCTGTTTCATCGGCAGTGAGAAGCTCCAGGCCCAGCTTCTCGAAGTCCCTGCTCGTGAGCCCGGATCGCTTGAGGTCTTCAAGCGCCGTCTCCATGAGCCCATCATGATCCTTTGACTTCCGTTTCCCGCTGCTACGATCTTTCGACTTTTTCATCTCCGAGTCCCCATCAGTTGATGCGACTAACGAACATCGTGGTGTTTTTGGTAGGGCCACGATCAACGCTGAGTGCAGCAGCGACGACGTACGTCGTGAGACGTCCGTCAGTCGCATCACTGATGAAGACTCGGATCGTCGTCGATCCAAAACTTCGCGAACTCCAGAAACGCAAAAGCCCCGACCGCTATGCGCCGAGGCTTTACCGCAAACTTTGCAACGCCGCGCCGTTGCACTGCGCCCGTTGCCGCTACCAAAAACACGGCGGCATTGTGCCATAGCTGCGCTGGGCTTTGCAAAAAGGTCAATATTCCTGCAGCGGCAGCGTGGTTGCGGCCCTGGCGTGCGCAGCTGTAGCGCCTACGTGTGTAGTTGCAGCGCGCAACGTGCGCAGCATGCAAGCGGCGACACGTGCGCTGTGCCAAGTGTTCAATCGCGTGGACTCGCAGCGCCTCGGCAGGCTCATGAGTGGAGTGCGAAGGGCCTCGGTGATGTGGATGCTCCCTCACGTGAGCGCGCGGGAGCGGAGGGCGCAGGCTCTGCGGGTCGTGGCGAGTGAAGTTGATCCGATCCGATCGCGACAGTAGCTTCAAGCTTCATACTTCATTATATTAGGTAAGTTATGCGTGATGAGCGTGCGTAGCGCGCACATGTACGCACTCATGTATATACTTAAATATGATCTGAGCATGTGAGCATGTGAGCATTTCTTCTTTTGGGCCTATGTTTTGCCTGAGGCGGAATGCTCATACCCTGCTCACAAGTGCGAGCATTACGGCCAGCACGTAAGCCAAGCTTGCACACCTATATATATGCGCTTTACCATGCCGCCCAATTACTAGCCCGGCCAACGGGCAGAGCGGCGGGTTCAAATCGGGAGCGAATGAGTGAAGTCGAAGAGTGCGAAGCGATCGAAGATCAAATCACGACGTGATGATCGTTCAGCTCCGAGTCACTCCGAGAAATCCCCCAGCCGACGCACAGGAAGCGGGGGATCGCGCGCGAAGGAGCCGACGATCACTCGACTCCCTCAGCGCGGCAAGCCGCTTACTCCGGCAGAGATCGCAAAGAAGAAAGCGATCTACCTCACCACGATGGCCAAGACCGGGAACATCGGCGCATCGTGCAGGGCCGCACGCATCTCACGCTCATACATGGTAAAGGTCTGGCGCGGCGAAGGTAAGTTCCGCGAGTGGACCGAGGAGCAGCTGGAGGAGCACGAGCTGTTCAAGGAGCTGGAGGCGGAGGCGCGCGAGAACGCCATCGACCTCCTCGAGCAGGAGGCAGTACGCCGCGCTCGCGACGGCATCGACAAGCCTATCGTGTACCAAGGCAAGGTCGTGAGCACGTTCAAGGAGTACAGCGACACGCTGATGAATACGCTCCTGCGTGCAGAGCGCCCAAGCAAGTACCGAGAGAATCTCAACCTCACCAACAGCGACGGCTCGCTTGCCGCTGCCTTCGCTGCTGCTGTAAAGGGAGTGGCCGATGAAGCCAAGTGAAGCAAAGCGCTTCGAGAAGAAGCCGCACACTCGGCGCGAGCACTATCGCACTCGCAATGGCGTGACTGTGTTCGTAGCGCAGATGGAGGTATCGGCCCGCACGCCTGCAGCCGAGATTACTCCAACCAAGGAACGCCGCATCAAGACGGACTGTACTGTGATGCTCGAGGAGCAGATGCTTAAGCAGGCGCGGATCTGGGGCGATTGGGTTCTCAAGTAGAGGAGATGACATGAAGAGCTTGTACGCGACTGTGATGACCGCCGTGATTCTTGGCGGATTGAGCGGCTGCGCTTCCACGCAAGTGAGTAGCCCGGTAGCGCAAGCGGCGCTGCAAACGACCTCGCGCATCGCGATGCGCAGGTTCCTAAGCACGCACGACGTCGAGCGCACGCAGATCATTCTCGCCAAGCTCCGCGTTGCTGCAGAGACCGGAGAGTCGGTGACCTTCGCAGCATTGAAGGAAGTGGCGTACAAGGAGATCGACGGTGCTGAGGGGCTCTCCGATCTGGACCGCCAGGACGCGCGGGATCTCGTGACCCTGTTCTCACTCGCGCTCGAGGACTACGCGATCAAGCAGGGCCTCGACCCGCAGAGTACCGAGCTGCTCATCACGGACTTCATCGAGTCTCTGCTCATGAGCACAGCAGCGAGCGTAGCGCCGTGAGTCGCTGGCTGAAGAACTTCATGCGCATCGTGGCGAACCCGCCAGAGTCGCCCGTCCACGTGCATCTTCTTGAGAATCTGCCGCCGACTGCGCAGCTCGGAGCTGTGCGCCACACTGATCGCATAGTCGAGGTGCAGGACGTTCCGTTGCTCAACGCTTCGTTCGTGTTCCAGATGCGCAGCCAGTTCAGCAAGTACGCGTATCGCGTGCGCTCACGCATGACCATCAACGGCGTGGAGCTGCGCGCTCACGGATGGATCCTCGTGCCGAACCGCATCGATCCCGCAGCTATAGGGTTCTGATGAAAGCCGTCGCGCAAAAGAAGCTCAGCAAGGAGCAGGAGGGCATGATGGCCCTCGTGCGCAAGGCTCAGCGTGACCCTGATTGGTTCATGTCTGAGATCCTCCAGCTGAAGCAGCTCGAGACGGACGTCGATGCCGTGTGGCGTCGAGATCTGTGGCAGACAGAGCTCTTAGAAGCGGTGGCCGACGTGTGGCGCTACCGCAATGGCTGGCCTACCAAGGTCAACCACAAGGGCAAGACGCAGATCACGATGCGCTCCATGCACGGTCCGGGCAAGACCTTCGGTATCGCAGCGCTCAGCCACTACTTCAACTTCTGCTGGCCGGGGAAGATCTTCGCCACGGCTCCTAAGCTGAAGCAGACCACGACGCTTCTCTTCTCAGAGTTCCGCAAGATCGCACTGCGCTCGCAGGAGTGGTATCGCAAGCTGCTCACGATCAACGCGACCTCAGTGCAGTGGAGCGAAGATCCGGACTGGTGCCTGATGCCGGACTCTGCGGCCAATCCAGAAAACATGGCCGGCAAGCATCACCCTTATGTCCTCGTGCTCGTGGACGAGGCCTCCGGTGTTCCTGAGACCCTCTGGCCTGTAATCATGGCCGCACTGTCGACGGGCAAGATCCTCATCATGGTGATGATCTCCAATCCGACGCAGATGACCGGCACCTTTGCGGACTCGCACCTGAAGCCGGAGCTCGAACAGGACTATCATCGCGTGCACGTCTCCCTCGAGAAGACGACTCGCGTGGAGAAGGCTTGGGTGGACAAGATGCGCCGACGCTACGGCGAGTCCAGTCCTGTATTCAAAGTGCGCTGCCTCGGTGAGTTTGCCGGGTCCAGCGCAGATCAGCTGATCTACCAGGAATGGTTGGAACGCGCGAGGCTTGATGGAGATCGAGCAGCGGATGGCTCGCTGCCCTCGTTGCGTGTGTCTGTGGACGTCGCCGACGGTGGCGAGTGTGAAACGGTCGTAACAGTCGCCCGACACTACGACACATTCGTACGCGTACTCCGTATTCGCCGCTTCTCTTTCCCCGCCGGCGACGCTCCAATTCTTGCAGCTGATGCAGCCGAGAAGGCATTTGTAGAGTTTCAGGGTCGACCCGGTCAGGATGACTTCGTGGTGGACTCCATCGGTGTGGGCTCCGGCACAGCCGGAACGCTTCGTGCGAGGAACCACAAGGTCCTCATGCACAAGGGCGGCGACGCGTCTACGGACTCGAAGCGCTGGCGCAACATGCGCGCGCAATCCCACTTCAATGCACGTGATGCATTGCGAGACAAGATGGTAGTCTTCGATGAGGACTTGTTCATCGACGACCCTGCCCCGCTCGAAGCGTGGACCGAGTTCTACGCTCAGTGCTGTTCGATCAAGACGCGTCTCGACGGTGAGCGCGTTGACGACCTCATTCCCAAAGCGACGATGATCAAGGAAGGCATTGCGTCGCCCGACATCGCGGAAAGCTTCGTGATGCAGTTCGCAGGGATCGTGCAGAGTATCGAGCCGGGGAGCGTTGTGTCTCCGCCCGCTCCCGTCTTGCCGATATACTCCGACATTACTTCTGAGCTGGAGATGCTATCGTGACCTCAAACGTTCAACCGCTGAACACTCCGTTCGCGAAGCAGCCGCAGGACCAGATCACGACGTTCGACACGACTGACTTGTTCAGTACCGTCGGGCGTGGCGAGCGCTACAACCCCGATGACCTCGTCGGCATGAAGGGCCTGCGCATCTACGCGCGCATGCTCAACGATGAGCAGGTCAAGGCAGTGTCGCAGTTCAAGCGCGACGCCATGCTGAGCCGAGGTTGGCATTTCACGTATGAGAAGGGCGATACGTCCCTCAGCGAGGAGGAGCAAAAGGCTCGCATCAAGGTTTTCGAGAGTGTCTGCAAGAAGCTCAAGGGCTCCTTCAGCGACGGCATCGAGGGCATCGCCATCGGCGCAGAGTACGGGTTCTCGATGACCGAGAAGGTCTACGGCACCATCGAGGTCGACGGTAAGTCGCAGGTCGGTATCAACAAGCTGCTGACCCGCGACCCTGTGACCTTCCGCTTCTGGACCGATGAGTACGGTGAGCTGCAGCAGGTCAAGCAGGAGCTGAGCGCCGGCGGTCGTGAGGTCGTCATCGAGATGGACCGCATGATTCACTACGTGCACAAGCCCATGTGGGACGTAGTGTACGGGCGCAGCGATCTACGCGCCGCGTATCGTTGGTGGTATGCGAAGGAGCAGCTCCTGAAGCTCTGGCTCTTGTTCACCGAGCGCATGGCTGGCGGATTCGCCAAAGCCTCGCGAGTAACGGATGCAGCGCCGAAGCCCAACACTCCCGAGTACCAGTCGCTGGAGCTCGCGCTCCGCAACATCAAGTCACTCAGCGCCATCATCCTGCCTCCTGGCGTGGAGATGGAAATGGTGTTCCCGACCTCGGGATCAGGAGACGCATTTGAAAAGGCAATCGCGTTTTGTGATCTCGCGATCGCAAAGAGCCGCCTCGTTCCGAACCTCTTGGGCCTTAGCCATACTGGTCAAACAGGCGCGTACGCCCAGTCGCAGACGCAGCTCGAAGTCTTCTTCTGGACGCTCGGCAGCGACGCGTGCCGTGTCGCGGAGTGTGTGAACGAGCAGCTCTTCCGAGACCTGGGCGATCAGAACTGGGGTGATGGCAAGTATCCTGTCTTCGCCTTCAAGCCCGCGAGTCAAGAGCATGTCAAGTGGGTCATCACGACCTGGAAGGACATGATCGGCGCAGAAGCGGTGCTGCCGACTGAGAAGGACGAGGCGTTCCTTCGCGAGCTGCTCAACATGCCGTCGCGCGAAGAGGGCGACGAGCTACTTGCACAGGTCAAGCAGAAGCTCGCGCCGGACCCCGTGGGCCTCGGGCCAGACGGCAAACCGCTGCAGACTCCTGGAGGCAAGGGCGCATCGCTGCCTCCTGCTCCGGAGAAGAAACCGACGGTCGGCGACAAGAAGCTCGACGCGACGGTGGCAGAGGGCATCGCAGAGATCGTATCTGCGAAAGTGCTGCCCATGCTCATTTCGATATTCGGCCAGCATGCAGCATCGTCCGGAGGGCCAGTGCGTGGTCAGGCACCGGCACCGGAGGCGACCGGTTCAGGGACGGTTCCGGACGATGCTGTTCCGCACGGCGAGCTGCGCACGGCGACGATGCTGCAGTTCCAAAGCGCTGCGAGCCGCGTGCACTTCAGCGTCATCGAGCGCCGCACCGACGACGTGTCGCGCTACAGCGTTGGGCACCTTGCCAACCTCATCGCGCGCGGCACGTCGCGCATGCTCGGCGACAACGACGTGATGTCCGCGCTGCTCGACGAGAACCAAGCAGATGTCGCAGCGCTGGAATTCAGCAGCTTGGACACCGCGCGCATACGTGATGAAATCAAGATGCTCCTACGCCAGTCGTATGACCTCGGCACGAGCACGGCAATGAGTGAGCTCAATTCGCTCGACAGCACGAAGGCCGGAGCTCGCAGGATCGTGGCGGCTTCGTTGAAAGACAAAGCGGCTGGCTTCTTCGAAGCAAGAGGCCATCGCATGGCTGAAGATATCACCGACAACTCTCGGCGTATCATTCAGCAGGAGTTGCAGAATGGTATCAAGTACGGCAAGCCCGCAAGCGAGGTGCGCGCGACAATCTGGGATCGCCTCGTCGCGCGAGGCCTCACTTCGAGGGACGCAGCGCGAGGCATGGAAACCGACGAGGCTGTGGAGAAGGCGCTTAACGAGCTTTGGATCGACGAGGAATCGGTGCCGTCGTATCTCAATACACTCGTGCGCACTAACACGTTCGAAGCATTGAACGAGGCACGGTACGATGCGTTCACCGATCCCGACATGGCTGGTTTCGTTGTTGCTTTCGAATACGCCGCAGTACTCGACTCCTCGACCACGGACATCTGTGAGCATCTCAACGGCAAGACGTACGCTGCCGACTCCCCGGTCTGGAACGAGTATCGACCGCCGAACCACTTCAACTGTCGCTCGATACTCATCGCTATTACGGCTGTCGACGGCTGGGATGGTCAGGAGGATGATCCTCCCACAGTGGAAGCACAGAAGGGGTTTGCGTAATGATGCTCCGTGATCTCGTCGCGTCGCAGACGAAGAAGCACAACGACAAGATGATCGTTGAGCAAGCTCTCAAGCGCGCACGCAACTGGCTAGCCATGGGATCGGCGAAGCTCGTGCCGTTGAGCGAGGTGTCGTGGCTGCTGGCATTGCTCACGCGCTCCGGCGTAATGGCCGAGGAGCTTGGCAAGGCGAGCGGCGTACAGAAGGACGAGGCCGTGAGCGGCGATGGCAGTCGTGTCATCACGGTCGTGGCCAGTGAATCAATCGAAACTCGAAGCGAGGCAGGCTGATGGCAACACTCAAGAGACAGGAGATTGCGAGCGTTGGCGTATGGCCAGCGTCGCAGGAGCTGAAGCTAACGCCCGATGATCTGGATGGGATCGTGGCGTCATTCCAAGCGCTCGGACTGCGCGGTCGCGTACCGTTGAAGTTCGGGCACAACGACGACCAGCCGATGACCGATGGGCAACCAGCCCTCGGTTGGGTAGATAAAGTGTATCGCGAGGGCGGCAAGCTGCTGTCGGACTGGACCGACGTACCAGAGGTCGTCGCCAATGCGATCAAGAACAAGCTGTACAAGTTCGTGAGCGTGGAGCTGCTCAAGAACGTTAAGGCTCACAACCGCGTGATTCCATGGGTGCTGGACGCGGTTGCGTTGCTGGGTGCCGATCAACCCGCGATCGGTAATCTGGCAGAATTATCAGCACTCATGGCATCTCGGCGGAAGCCCATTTCCGGTGGGACGCGGTTACTTTTCAAGCGGGCATTCACCAACCAGTCTGGAGGATTCAAAATGGACGAGGCACAAGCCAAGGCGATGCAGGACCAGCTCGACAAGCTGACTGCTGCACAGAAGAAGTCGGAGGAGGAGAACGCGGCCCTGCGCAAGACCATCACCGACAACGAGGCGGCGCAGAAGAAAGCGCTCGAGGACGCGCGTAAGGAGAAGATCGAAGCTCGTCGCAAGACGATCAAGGATCGCTTCGAAGACGCCGTCAAGCGTACGGTGCTGCTGCCCAAGCACCGCGATTCCTTCTTCGCGACGGCCGGCGTCGATGACGACGATCGCGTGCTGAAGATCGAAGACAAGACGATCGACAGCTGGCTCGAAGACAACAAGAAGGCACCGGAGCGCGGTGCTGCACAGTCCGGCGCGGCCGGCTCGCAGGCGGAAGTCAAGGCTTCCACGTGGGCGGGCGAAGTCGAGCGTCGTGCGATGGAGCGCGTCGTCGCCACGGGCCACAAGGCCGATGACCACGACCAGATGGTCAAGGCGACGCAGTACGTTCTGCGCACCGACAAGGAATTGGCTGCGAAGTACTTCGACACCCCGGAAGGGTCGACGTCGGAAGACGCGGCCTGATCCCCAACTTCACACTCGTCACACAGGAGTTCTGAGATACCATGACGACACACATCAAAGAAGAGACGCTGCAAGTCGTTGCAGCCGAGAACTTGCAAGGCTCTGTCTTCAAAGTTCTTTCGATCAACGGCACGATCGCGCAGACCGTGCGCGAGGCCATCGGCATCAGCAAGACCAGCACCTCGTCCGGCCAGCACGCAACGGCGATCTACCAGGGCCTCACGAAGGCGTACTTCGGTGGCGCAGTCGCAACGCCGGGCTGGCCGCTGACGATCACCACGTCGGGCTTCGTCATTGCCGCAGGCTCTGGCAATTCGACGTGCGGTCGCCTCGGTGCGACGGCCGTGCTCTCCGGACAGATCGGCTTCGCTCTGTTCGACTTCAACAACCTCGGCTACAACCCTGGCTGATCAAGCCTAGGCTCAGCGGACTCAACTCAACAACTCGGAGGCTTGAAAAGCTATGGGACTCTCGACAGGCAAAGACCTGCACATCGACAACCATCTGACGAACTTGGCGATCAACCATCGCCCGCAGACGTTGATCGCAGACATGATCGCACCGGTCATTCCGGTGGCCAAGCAGTCGGATTCGTATCCGGTGTTCAGCCGCTTCGAGGCATTCGCCATCGAAGACACGGTGCGTGCACCGCGTACGGAAGCTCGGAAGATCACGCGCTCGGTCAGCTCGGGCCAGTATCAGGCGCGCAACCACGCGCTGGGATACGACGTGCCGATCGAAGACGTGGCCAACATGGACGCGGCGTTGCGTTTCGAAATGGACGTCGGCGCATCGAACTTCTTGCAACGGAAGTTCGGCCTCGCGTGGGAAAAGCGCGTGCATGACCTCGCCGTGCAAACGGTGAGCGTCGGCTCGGTGTTCGTCATGAACTCCAGCTGGGCCATCGCAGGCGCAAATGCCGGCGACCCTATCCAGTCGATCTTCCAGATGTTGGAGTACGGCTTCGGCAACACCGGCCAGAAGTTCAACTCCCTCTGGTTCGGCTGGAAGGCGTGGAACCGCTTCTCGCGGAACTACCATGTGCGCAACTTCTTCAACGGCGTCAACAACGGCAAGGGTCTCGTCACGCGGGAAACGGCGCGTCAGAACTTCGAAGTCGATCGCCTGATCGTCAGCGAAGCGCTGTACCACACGCAGAACGAGGCGATGACCAACAGCTACCCGCTGAGCAACCCGATGGAAGATCAGCTCATCGCGTACTACGCGCCGCTGTCTCCGTCGCGCGACGACCCGTCGTGGTTCTACACGTTCCGCTGGCAGGATCCTCGCTTGCCGGCTCCGCTGACGGTCTTCCGTCACCCGTACGACACGAAGAAGCGCATGGAGACGATCGAGATCGACTTGTACCAGGACGAGAAGCTGGTCGGTCCCGACTACGCGCTGCGGCTCATCACCACAGCGGCGTCGGGCGCGGCCGGTCTCGGCATCTGATCTGACTCCCCATTGGCGGGGCTGTAATGGCCCCGCCCTCTTTAAACCTTGAGTAACATCGGAGAACTTCAAATGGATATCGCCATTCATGCGATGGGCATGCCCTTCAACGGTGAGACGATTGCGAAGCAGTCGCTCGGCGGCAGCGAGAGTGCAGCCTACTATCAGGCTCGCGAACTTGCCGCGCGTGGTCATCGCGTTACGATCTGGAACAACACCGACAAGCCGGGAATCTGGGACGGCGTCACGTACCAGAACGTCGGCAACGTCAATCAACAGTACCCACTTGGAGAGCGCTTCGAGTACTGGGCACGCTTCACCCCGCACGACGTGCTGATTGTGCAACGTCATCCGCTGGCGTTCCACAAGCGCTTCGCTTCGAAGATCTGCATCTGGCAGCTGCACGACTTGGCACTGTATCGCACGGCGGGCGTCGCGAATCACGGCACGTGGCAGATGAACTTCGTCACGGTCGTGAGCGACTACCATAAGAAGCAAGTGTGCGAGGTCTACGGCTTCGACCCGAACTTCGTGAAGGTCGTGCCGAACGGCGTCGACCAGCAGCTCTACCTCGACGCTTCGAGCGACAAGGCTGACGACCTGCTGGGCCAGAAGCTCGCGGACGTATTCTTGCAGCATGACGACAAGCTGCTCATGTTGTATCAGTCGCGTCCGGAGCGCGGGCTGGAAAATCTCTTGAAGCCGGGCGGCATCATGGAGAAGCTGCTCATCAGTCGGCCGCTGGCGCATCTAGTCTACTGCGGATATGAGAACACCGTGCCACAGATGCGCGGCTACTATGCGCAGCTGGACGCGTGGGCAGCGCGCTTGCCCAACGTGACAAATCTCGGTGCGCTCACGAAGCAGCAGCTGGCCATCGTGCAGAAGCAGTGCGACCTCCTGGTCTACCCGACCACGTTCAAGGAAGTGTCGTGCATCACCGCGATGGAAGCGACGCATGCCGGGCTACCAATCATGACGTCACCTGTCGGCGCACTGCCCGAAACGCTGCAGAACGCCGGCGTCGTATTCATCGGGTTGAACACCGACGGCACAGTGTGCCTCGAAGAGTACGTGAACAACATCGTGCACCTTAACGCGGCGAAGTTGGAAAAGCTGGCTGTCGACCAGCGCAAGGCATCGCGCACGAAGAACTGGGGCTACGCTGTAGACACCCTCGAGCAGCATATCTACAAGCAGTTCAACACGCCGAAGTCGCCAGGATCCGTCGCGCGCTATGCCATGGAGTTCAGCGACATCTCTGTGCTGCAACCTCTCGGTCGCGGCAAAGAGATGGGTGGCGACAATATCGGGGACTACGTGCTCGGACGTGAGCGTAAGCTCTACGAGTTCACCGAGTCCATCGAGAAGTACAAGGAACACTACGCTCACCATCAGGGCGAGTACTACGACAACTTCGAAGACAGGGTGATCGGCGAGGACGTCACGGGGTCCACGCGGTTCAAGGGCGTCGACTCGATGATGGCGCAGCTCCTCACGCGCCCGGACATGCGCGTGCTGGACTACGGGTGCGCACACGGGCACTACATCATTCCGCTGGCCAAGCGCTTCCCGCACGTGCAGTTCGTCGGCATGGATGTGAGCGCACGAGCCATCGCCGCCGCCGTAAAGTGGGCGCAACAGGAAGGGCTCGATAACGTGAGCTTCATCGTCGGCACGGAAGACGATATCTCGCTGGACTTTCTGTGCCCACTATCCAAGCCCAACGTGCTCGACATCCAAGCGATGGAGGCCGGGCAGCAGCCAGCGCGCAAGTTGTTTGACGCAGTGCTCGCAGGCGAAGTGCTGGAGCACGTGATCAATTACAACGAGCTGCTGCAGAAGTTCACCGGAGTGTTGAACGTCGATGGTACGCTCGTCATCACCACACCAGTCGGGCGCTGGGAATGGACGGGACACACAGCCTTCAAGACCGGGCGTGAGCACCTCGTACACTTCGATCGCCAGGACGTCGTCGAGATCTGCAACGGCAACCCGAGCCAGATCCTGTACGCACCGGCGTCACACGACGAGACCGGACAGACGCTAGGCTCGTGGGTATGGTCCGTGCAGCCCGAGCGCAACGGGCTTGGGCGTGTCGACATGAAGCGTAAGCTGTACGAGCTGATGCCGCGTGAGACCGTGTCCGCGTGCCTCATCGTGCGCAATGGTGAGCGTACTCTCAAGCGCTGCATCGAGTCTTTCATCGAATATGTGGACGAGGTCATCATCATGATCGACCCGTCGACGAAGGACCGTACGCATGAGATCTGCGCGCAGATCGCCAAAGACTACCCGCTCAAGCCGGTGATCTACGAGTACGGGCTCGAAGCGCTTAAGGATGGCTTCGACGCAGCGCGCAACCGCAGCATCGAAGGCGCATCCGGCGACTGGATTCTGTGGGTCGACGCGGACGAGGAGATTCAGCAGCCGTGGAATCTGTGGCAGTATCTGCGACCATCGATGCTGCCGGCTGTCGGCTTCCCGCAGATCCACTACTCGGTGGCCCCTGCTGGCGTGCTCACGACCGACTTCCCATGCCGCTTGTTCCGCAACAATCGCGGGATCAAGTTCTACGGATTGGTCCACGAGCATCCGGAGACAGCGCCGGGCGCGGCAATCAAGCACGCCACCATCCGTCACGACGTGCAGTTCTTACACTGCGGATACGTGGACGAGAAGACCCGGCGTGAGCGCTACCATCGCAACCTGCCCCTCGTGTTCAAGGATGTGGAGAAATATCCGAATCGCAAGCTCAACAACTTCTTGCTGCTCCGAGACTTGGCGCAGGGCATCGTGTTCGAGCAGGAGCAAGTGGGCGGCACGCTGGAGGACCATCCGGCCAGAGCCAAGCGCGGCATCGAGCTGTTCGAGAAGCTGCTCGAGAACGAGCCTGTACGCATGATCGTCGACGCCATGAAGTACTACTCCGTGTGCGTGTCGGTCTTGGGCGTGGGGTTCGACGCGTATACGTCGATGAAGATTGCTAAGGAAGAAGCCCCGGACCTCAAGGTGGACCTGACCGTGGAAGGCAGGTTCTACTCTCGAGCGCATTTCCAGAAACTACTTACCCGCCTGCAAGAGGAGGCAACGAAACATTATGAATCGGAATATCTCTGACACGATCCCGATGGGCGACGCCATTCCCGTCTACGGTGAATGGGAAGTCACGGTGACGCGATGGGACGGCAAGGTCGAACGCAAGCGACTGATCAACACGGTGACGGTGCCGGGGTTGAACCGTATAGCGAGTTGCGCCGTGAACTCGGCGGCTGGCGTGTTCAACGCGCTGGCCATCGGGACAGCCACGGCGGCTCCCGCGCTGACGGACTCGCAGTCGTCGCTGGGCGAGGTGGGCCGCAAGGCTTCCATCGGGCTCGGCGCGTCTGCCCAGTCGCGCGAGTGGATCTTCCTCACGGCAACGTGGGGCGGGTCTGCCGACGGCATCACGAGCGTGGCGCTGGATTCTGCCGGCATCACGATCGGTACGTCGTCGCTCGCAACGGCGCTGCTCGCCAACCGCGTCAACGGCATGGGCGTCACCCTGGCCAATTCGGATCTGCTGAATCTCACGGCACGCATCCGAGTCGGCAGCCACGACGTAGCGCATTCAACCTGAGTCACTGAGGAGGATTGTCATGTTTCCCGTTCGAGAACTGCATCAGATCGAGATTACGAGCAGGTGCAACCTCAAGTGCGAGTATTGCCCAAGTTATCGCTTGCCACGGCCCAAGGTCGACATGACCGACGAGCTGTACCGCAAGGCACTAGCTTGGGTGCGCGTGTTCAAGGAGCGCGGGCAGCAGCATGAAGTGAACCTCGCCGGCATCGGGGAGTCAACGCTGCATCCCGACTTCGTACGCTACGTGCACCTCGCACGCGAGGCTGTGGGCAACGACTTCGATCTGGTGTTCGCGACGAACGGGTTGCTCATGACAGACGAGTTGGCGCGTGCTATTGCACCCGCTCGACCGCATGTGTACGTGTCCCTCCATCGGCCAGAGAAGGCAGGCCCGGCAGTCGAGGTGCTCAAGAAGTACGGCCTCATTGCCGGCGTCTCTGCGGATCCAGCGCTTGCCTCTACCAACTGGGCAGGGCAGGTGGATTACCACGTGAGTGTTCAGAAAGGTCGCCCATGTTCCTGGGTCAAGGGCGGCAAAGCGTTCATGTTCGCGGACGGGCGTTTGAGCCGTTGCGCGTTCGACGCCAGCGGTGTTGGAGTGTTCGGTCACATCGATGACAAGGTCGATGAGCTGGAGACTTCGCCTTACGTGCTGTGCCGCACCTGCGACCAGAACGTTGGAATACCATTGGACGGCGTGCCAGAGATTCCAATTCAACCAATTCGAAAGAGGAGATCAGCATGAAAATGTTACGAGGTATGGCA